GTGAACCGTAAAGAGAATGTCGTGGTAAGGTTTCTGAAGGGCTTGAGCTATGGTGTAAAGCTCGCGCTTGTCAGAGCCTGAATTGTTGACCGAACTGTTGCCCGGCACAGAGCCAACGAGATTAGAATGGACGCGCATTGTAAAGCACAGCACATTGATAGCTTCAGCGATGTCACTTTCCCAGTCGCCACCCTCTTTATTTTTTGAATCGATGGAGGTAACGGAGATGTCGGGATTTTCGTTTTTACCGTCAACCGAGATGGACTTTCCGGTGAACAGCACAGAGCCGGAGTTCTGAGTGTTGGTGAGGAAGTTAAGCATTTCCAGCTTCTTCTCCTTGATGATTTCAGCGCGTTCTTTCGGGTCAGTGATATGGCGTTCCTGAAACACATTGTCCCAATATCGAGATGACACCTCGATAACGTATTTAATCGGGGCGGCATTTTGGAGTTTGGCGAGTTTGGCAGTGCCGATGAGCTGCTTGATTTTGAACCACGAGCCACGGAACAGCGAAGCATAATGAGGAATGGGATAGTAGAGAGAATCGACGCCCGGGAAACGGCTCAGAACGGCAAATTTGCGGATGCCTTCATCCTTGACAGAGCCATCGGGACGAGAGCGACGACCACAACGGACGAGCAGTTCCTTGTAAGGAGAGCGAGGGTCGAGCAGGTCAATCACCTCGAAAGCAGTATCAGGGAGCGATGAGCGGAAATTGCCGAAAATAACTTTGGGAATGCGACCGGTAGCGCGGTCGGCAGGAGCGAAGCGACAGTAACAGGCAGGTTTGCGGTGAAGCTCCACGATAGCCGAGGCATCCTGATTGAGGACGATGACCGAGACAGCGAAAGCAAAGTGTTTCAGGTCTTGACACACGCCGAGGAAATAATCCGAAAGCGGATTATCGAGCAGGAAGTCAGCGACCTGAGAGCGCACCTTTTCGGTGGCATCATCACAGCGGTATTCCAGACCAGCACCATAGCAAACTTCAGCGTTAAAGACTTGGCAGGTGGCAAGAGTTTCGTCGCTCTCAATGAGGTCGATTATATCATAGGGCATATCATCATCCTCGCCCCAAGGAATGTATTCAATGCCTGTGGGGGTGGTGATGACTTTAGGTTCGGACTCTTCGCGGAACACATCTCGAGTTTTGCGGATAAACGCGGCGGACGAGTTTGTGCCGGGGATTTGTTCGACAGAGAAAAATTCAGAGGACATATAGGGAGGTGTTATTAGAGGAAAACTTCAAAATCATTAATGGCGATAATGCAACAATCGTGGATGCAACGGATGGCACCGGAGGCGAGGAACTTGATTTGACGAGTGCCTTTGTAATAGTCGTAGCGCAGAGACACCACATTTTTAGCCTCCATAAGAGAGCCGTTCTTTTTTACGACCACGAGGTCAACCGGTTCGCCGCGCTCGAGCATCGCACGAGCTTGAGTAATATGCACAGCATCCATTAGTCGAAGGGCAGAGTGAACGGTGATGTGAATATGCCCGGAGACGGACGGAAAGCCGCGGTGTCATCATCGCTGAGGCGAGGACGGCGCGAAGCATAGCGCCAAGTGAATTTCACGGTGGCGAGAGACTCGTCATCGTCGGAAATTTCGCAGGTGTGGTCAGTGACGATGATGCGGTGAAACGAGCCGTTGCAGTCGCACACATCAATCTCGCGAGAGTTGAACAGTTGGTCAATAGTGCGAGCCTGAGCCTCGGTCATTGCCGCGGTAGAGACTTCGTAGGTGCGAGTGGTGAGGTGGTCGTACTGGAACATCACGCCACCGATAACAGCCGAGTCAACATCAACAACCGTTTTGGTGGTGACAGTGCCCGAGAGGTCGAGATATTCCACAGCGTTGAAGATATTGCGGAAGCGGAACAGCATCCAGTCAGTATCATCGAGCAGATAAAACGACTTGCAACGTAGGGAGAAATCCAGCGTGAAGGAGACGATGCGGAGATAGGCGACATCAGGCGGGATAGCCGCTATCAGAGAGGCAACGGATGCCGAGTAAGTGTTGGACGCGCCCGAGGTGGAGAGAGGTGGCAGCGTGTACAATTGGAGCATCCCGGATTGGTCGATGTAGCGCACATAGCACACTCCGGAAGCGGCTTCGTCAGTGGTAACGGAGATTATAGAGTCAGCATGGACGACAGCCGTGTCGAGCGTAGAGAGGAAAGCCTCCGAGGTGTCGAGGTCGGAGGGGAGCAGGTAATCACAATAGATACAGCCGATATTAAGAGTAACACCAGCCACCGAGAGGACGTAACTACCGGTGGAGATGCCCAGCGAGCGCATATCGGCTTCAATGAGGTCAGCCACATCGCTAATGACAACCGTATTATCGACAGCGTAGAGCGAGGTGGTGAAAATCGGGTTGTCAGCTTCGCCCGTGCGATAGAGCGACACCGCTACCGTGGTGTAATCCGTGGTGAGCGTGATGTCCTCGATTTGCGAGGTGAGGCACGAGGCGAAGTCGATGTAATCGGATGTAAATTTAGTATTCATATATGCAAATTTAATTGACGCATATCACTGAATAAAAGACAATAGCGAGGGTGTGGAAAGTAAAAGGTCGCACTCCGAGAGGAACGGAGCACGACCTGTGCGCTCTATTGTCGCGTTCTGCGGTATCGGTAATAGAGCCAACCCGATACCGCCAAACCAATCAATATTATCAGATACGCGGGCGGATGGAATGCCGAGGAAGAAGTATTTGATGCAGAAACTTCGTCGGCTTGAGATTGGGTATCTTCAGAGGTGGAAGCTACCGATGTCGCATCGGTGGATTGAGATTGAGATGCGGAAAGAGAGGACTTTGAAGATATCCGGTCGATGCGTATGACTTTAGGCGTATCAGCGAGTGCGGAAGAAGGACTTGCGCGAGTGGTGGAGTCGGAAGTAGTGGAATATTCAACTACAATTCCCTCGATGACACAATCACGGTCGAACAGCATGGAAGAAATGGATTCGGAGTGCGATGTAGAGGTGCTATCGGCTTCCGAGTGAGAGATGAGTGTTTCTGACGCCGTGCTTTGTACCTGCCGAGAGGAAGAGCAGGAAACCATAAAAATAATCAGGAGTAAGATTAGAAATCGCATATTTTGAAAGATGGACAAGCTTTGTTTGCAAATTCGTTGTGGCAATGGAGCGTAGCGCCGGGATATTTGGCGAGGAGTTCCTTGACAAATCGGTGCATAGCATCTTTTTGAGCAGGGGTTCGGGTGTCCTTGGGTTTGTTGTCCTCGGTAATACCGCCGACATAGCACACGCCGATAGAATTGGCGTTGTAGCCCTTGCAGTGAGCGCCGACCTGCTCGACAGGACGGCCTTCATGGATAGAACCATCGCGATAAATCACATAGTGATAGCCGATGTCCTTCCAACCGTTGCCCTTGACGTGCCACTCGCGTATTTGGTCAACGGTGTAGTCCTTGCCTTCAGGAGTGGCGGTGCAGTGTAGGATGATTTTATTAATCTTGCGCATAGGGGTCAGGTTCGGGGGTGATACCATGGAAACGGCAGCGCTCGGAGAGAGCAATGTTCAGGTCGTGCATCGCGCGGATTTGGTCATAAATCATGGCTTGCTCGGCGCGATCAATAAGGTCGAAGCGAGGAGTGCGAACGAAATCATTCAGATGCTTCAGATGAAGCGATAGCTTGTTCTGTTCCAGCGCCAACTTGGTTTGAAACTTTTTCATCGGATAGGAGAGAGTTAGAAGATTTGTGTAATGCCTCGAAATATGCGAGGTAGATTTTAAGCATGAAACGCATATCAACGCCGATGAACGTGCCCACAGCAATGAGGATTTGGGCGAACACGATGATGACAGAGGTGTCGATAACGCCCACAGGGGGCAGGAATAAAGCGACGAAGGCAAGAGCCACTCCGGAGAGGAGGAGAATGAGAGCAGAAGCGGATTGGATTGAAAGCCGGTGAGGGATTTCGGGGAGGAGGTGCTCTTGCTTCGAGCTTTTTAAGGTATGGAGTAGAGACTTCAGCATGAGGAGAGAGGTATTTTATTCGATGCAAAAATAGTGACGAAAAATCGGCAGATAAAAGACATTTACAGCACACCGGAAATGTCGATAGCACCGCCACCGTGATAGGGTTTGGACTCACAGCCGATATAGAGAGTGTCGAAGGCATCCGTGCCGTCAGTACGGTGTTCGAGCAAATCTTCTTCAGACTCTGCGAGCTTTTCGCCGGCTTTATTCTTCTGGAAACCGTTGCGCCCACGGCTCACACCAGCCGATTGAATGGCAAGAATGAGGTCGTCGTTATTCTGACGGTTGAACATAGGCATGAGGCGGTTGAGACCTTGGAAACCTTGGTTGATAAGATTGTACTTTTCGGCGTGTCGCATCGGATTACCGAGCGGAACAGCAACGACAGTCCAGCCACGTTTTTCAAATTCGTCGATGATGGTATAGCGGAAGTCAACACGATTGACGGCGTAGTTCTGACCGATAGCGGTTGAATCGTAATAAAACACGACAGTCTTGTTGTGGTGGTGGACGTAGTACGAGCAAAAGTCCTGAACGAGAGCAGGGATTTTGCGCTCGAACTTCACGAAAAACGACTTGAGAACCTTGAGCTGCCCGAGGCGTTCGTCAGGTTGACCAGCCACAATCCAGTTGATGTTAGCGTTGTAGTCCATGCCGATGCAGATTGGGGCAAAGGGGTCAACATCGCGGTCGGCACGGCTATCCATTGCCGAGGGGTCGAAGTCGAAGCCGAGAGTATCAAGATATTCAAAATCGGAGGCGTTGTATTTATGCCCTTCCTTCATTGACGAATAGAAACCATCCTTTGCGATGCCGATTTTTTTGCACATGATGGAAGTCTGGAACGTGAGCGGAGTGAGGTCACGCTTCATGTCGCGGAGGTACTTTTCACCCAAGAGCTGCACATTCTCCACCGAGGAATATTCGCGATAGTAGGTGGCAGTGCT